CCCTGAGACGAAGGTGTAGTCTATCGGATACATCTTTGGGTTGGCTCTTGCCTCTAGTCCCCATGCGCTAGCTACTCGGTGAGCAAGTCTTTGTTCACCATCCCTATCCTTTTGCGTCTCGTAAATCCGACGCATCAAGAAAGGTTAGTTGGAGTAGGCCAAGATGTCCGCTTCGTCAAAAGCATCACCTTGTGTCTCGTAACACCCAATTGGTCAGCCATCCACCGGGTTGTTTTACCCTCTCGCTGCCATTCGTAGATCTGACGCTTAGTCTCTTCGCTGAAAGGCGCTATCACGCCAGAGAGGACTTCTGTGATATATCTCTCTTTGAGCCTTTGCTGGCACAGAATGGCCTCGTAGAAAATATCTACCGGCGTGTCCTGAATTCCGTCTGCTTCTCCACACACTTCTTGCATCGTCTAGTGACCCCCTTGCTTAGCTCCTCCATCGGGAAATACCCTTTGCAGTTCATGCAGAGGTTAATGTCTCGTTTGACCCCATAATCGAGCTGCTGGATCTTCCCGCCCTCTTCAAGAAATTTCTTGACGGCCTCGTTCATCGCTCACCCTTGGCGACTGCCAGACCGACTCTAGCAAGTCTCACATTCATTGGGCAGTCATCGGGCAGGCGTGAGTTCACCTCCTCCACCAAGTTAACCACCCAATTCGGTATATTGTCGGGACGCTTCACGGTCTTACCGTCATACTTTATCCCATGCAAATGCTCACAAAACCGAGTAGCTAGACTCTCGTTCTGCGAGGTTACGTTTGTCTTCCCTTCTCCGCCTTCAGTCTTACCACTGGATAGCTGACTGAGCTTGGCGCGGATCTGTTTAGGGGATGGGAAATTATCTATCTCCTCGGTCAGTTGACCTAATGCCTCAGTCATCAGCGCCACGCTCTCTCTCGAGAATGCTTGGTAGTGAACCTTACCCAGCTCGGGCCAGTCCCGTTTTTTGAACGGATGCAGGGCAAACCATTGTTCGTAAAGTGCTGTAAATTCGTGTTTATCCATTTATGTGCCCTTGTCAAAATTCAAAACGATCCTGCCGATTTCTGCAACTAAAGGCGGTACTACGGCGTTTCCGAGGGCTTTAAGTCTGTGTGACCTGTTGGGAACCCCATCAGCCACTCGACCCACGTTGGGTTCAGGGAGCCATACTGCCCCTGCATCGTCAAAGCATCGTTCAAGCTGTTTGTCGCTCCTCTGCCTGCTGCTTTCAAGGTTTCTTGTTTCCTGCCTCCCTTGTAATCCCGAGCTGTTGGTGTTGGGTACATTTTCACTTGGTCTTGCAGTCTGATCTGTATTTTGTGCCCACTGTCCCTTGTCGTCTTGCCTTCCAGAAGCGCCTTCGGTGTTCCTCCCGTGCACGCTGCTGGTGTGCGCCACCAACTGCCTGAGTGTTTCTGCATTGACGGAGCCATCTGGTTTGCTGTTGCTGTCGGAGTGTGCAACAACCCAGACTCGATCCCTTCGATGGTGGGCATCGACGGAACAAGCTGGAAGTACAAACGTCCAGCAGGTGTAGCCTTCCCCTTCCAAGTCAGATAGCACTTTGTCGAGTTCCATCGGGATGATTCCAGAAACATTCTCGCCAATGACCCATATGGGAGCCACTTCGCGTATAACTCGCAGCATTTCCGGCCAGAGTGCCCGGTCATCTTCTGCGCCTCTTTGCTTCCCGGCGACACTGAATGGTTGGCAAGGGAATCCTCCGCAAACAAGTTCAACTGATCCTCGGTACTCATGTCCGTTCAACTCCGTGATGTCTGAATGAATGGGGAGGGTGGGCCAATGCTGGGCCAAGATCTTCTGGCAAAAGGTATCCTGCTCACAGAAGGCCACAGTTTCCATGCCAGCGGCTTCTAGCCCAAGGGAGAAACCGCCGATGCCAGAGAACAAGTCTAAAACCTTCATTCAATATCCTATTATTTGTTTCATTAAATGAACTATGTTTCATTAAAAGTGCCGCAGTTGATCGCTTTCACGGTGAATGTGTGCGGGCCGTTTGCAAACGACCTATTTCTCATGCCCCGAGGGGAGGCTGATGCTGCGGCTCACCTGCCCGAATCACCCGCAGGGCAATACTAACCTAAAAAGGTATGTCTTCCTTCCAGTCCTCTTGTTGGGGCAGTTCAGCTTTGAACGCTGGCTGACTACTTTGAGGCCGGTCTTGAGGCAACTGCAATGTCCCATTCAGCGTAGGTGCTTTCGGGTTATCGCTGTCGTTCTTCCACAAGGCTACATCGTACTCTGCCCCGTTTATGGTGGTTTTACCCTTCAGGATCGGAGCTTTTGGGTTAGTGCTATCACTTTTCCACAGGCTTATTTTCAGTTCGTTGTCATAGTTCATTTTGGACTCTCTACCTTTCTAATTGCTGATCGTATGTTGCTTGGAAGCTCGGCCCACACAGCCAGCTTCATGTCACTGTCTTCCCTTAATTCGTCTAGCAGCTCTTTCATTGCCGACTCGTCTCCACCAGATGTCGCCTCAGTGAGTTGACTGATGTACTCGTCTCGCTTCGCTTGATCGACTTTGATGCCTTCTTCCTGCAAAACAGTCTTCGTGACTGACTGAGGTTTGCGACCCGTTGAGTTCTTCGTGGCAGCGTTGCCATCATCGTCCTCGTCTGCTGCTATCCCACAAGCCATCGCTAAGGAATACCGCTTGGCATAAGTTAGAGCAGAGCCAAATCCTTGTGCATTGGCTTTGTCTATGGGCACGGGGACGGGGCCAGTAGACAACTGCTCCCCATGTCCGTGGAAAACTGTTTCAACTGCTATCCCATGCTCCATTGGGACAGACTTCTGGATGAAAGCTATCCCATTAGAGTTTAGAGAGGGCTTTACAGCGTCGATTACACTTTTCAGTGAAGCAAACTTGCTTTTGAAGTGAGGGTTGGTTTGGTCAAATGCCGCGTGCGACATTTCTGACTGCGCCTTAACTAGCGCGCTAATTAGTGTTAACTCTGATGCCATCCATCAATTCCTCCAGTTGGGTTTTCATAAAGTTGAACCGCTCAAGCGATCCCATAGGCAAGTCACAATCCTCGATGGCGTTACGCACATCGTCTATCGTTTGAGAGAGGGGCTTATCGTCCTTTTCATCCATTTTGCTTCTCCGTTATACATCCAATTTGATACCCGCGACTGTAGATGAACCACTGCCCGGCATCATTACCATCCAATATGTCAGCTTCGACATACTTACCGCTTTGGTACTCTCGAATCTCCCAATGGAAGTTCTCAGCCCACCAAACCTGTAATTCTGCCATGTCCTTGCGACTCTCGCTGAGTAACCCATTCTCAAAAGACTGGTATTCGTCCATGCCATACCAATTCAAATAGAAATCAGTCTCTATATTACGAGGCTGGCCTAGGTCGCAGATCGGACACAGTAAACAAGGGTCTTCTCCATCCCTGATGTTTTCTAGTTCTGTTTCACACTTTGGGCAGAGGTCAGCATCAAATTCATAGGGGTTATAGAAATGCTTGTCATCCCTTTCTATCATCTAGCACTCCTACGTTCTTCGCCCTTTGTGACTACATAATCCTTAGTTATTACGCCGAGTTTTGCGTTACCGCGTCTGTGCGGCTTAACGTCAACCACCTTGTAGACGCGCCCATTCTCGTCACGGTAATGCCTTTTGTGCCCAGCAACGTCATGCAGCCTTACACCATAAGATTCTTTCCTCTTCGGTTGCTTTGAAACCACTACATGGCCTCTGGTCTTCGGCAAAACTAGTTCAACACGATGATGCGAGTCGTAGGGCGTTATGCAGGCTTTCCGAGGCTTAACTCCTAGCAAACCTGTGCTTTTGGGTTTTTCTACAAACCAGTCGTAGTTCATAAGGCTAAGAATCGCCATTACCCATGCGTAAGTCCTGATGTGATCGTTCTCTCGAACACTCCACCTCATGTTTTCTTTTGTATCTTGAATGTAATTGTTCAAACCTTGAGTCCAGCGCTCCTGCAAAACCTCTGACAAATCAGGAGACATTTCTGCTTCCTTTGAACCTAGAAACCATAGGTTTTTCATAAGCAAGTCTGATGCTAACTGCCTGCCATTGCGATCCACGCCTTTTGGATTAAGAACCTTTCCCTGCCTTGACCAAACGTCAGTTATAGCTCCAAGCGGCTGCATCCCAACCCATTTCGGCTTGCTCTCGTCGGCATCAAGCCTTGTAGACTCGGTTACTTCATTGAACCTTTCCATGCAAAATACTTCTCCCCGGTCAACTGCTACTACCTTTGTTTGTCCGTTTGTGTACTGATTGACACGCGGAATCGAATAAATCCAATGTGCAACAATAGGGCGGTGAGCAAAAGACGCGTCACTCAAATCTAACTCTGGTGATCTCATTTCAATCCACATATTGTTGTGGCGTGGTCGAGCGTTTAGCATTGCTTGGAACAAAGCTCTTTGGCTCCCCTTCATCACAGATGGTCTCAAAAAATCTATGATTTCGTCGGAGATCTCGTAGCAGATTGCATTATTCAGGTTATTGCCGTGTAAATTCTTCCTTACAGCGTTTTTAACGTAAGATTTGTACTTCCTGCTGCTATTAAATCCACCAAAACCGTCGAGGCGTAGATACGGCTGCCTCAGCGCTTGTGTAACTTCCGATTTCAAATCACCTACTTGCATAGATTCCATGTCATTTCCTTTTGTTGTTCACCTATATAGTACGCTAATGGTTTATCTTATCAATGTAAATAGTAAACTTTCTGAATATATTTCTTGCAACTTCATCAAAGAAGCCTGAAGATAACGACCATGGAAACGGAAGCCTTCAGCAGAGTAGTGAAGATCGTAGGATCGAAGAGAAAGATTGCAGAGCATTGCGGGGTCTCTCCACAGCTGATTCAGAAGTGGAAAGTACAAGTCCCGGCAAAGCATGTAGTCAAGCTGGAGAAGCTAACGGGTGGAGAGGTTCGGCGTGAGGAATTGCGCCCAGATGTGTTTTACGATTAGTGGCTGGCCCTAGTCTCTCCTATCCGCTTCCCCTGCACCTAGGGCTGGCCCTTTTACAGACCAAGGCGCTTTCCTGCCTGTTAGCTCGTACCCGTCCGAGTGGTCGAAGACGGGGCTTTTTCGCTCCACACTGTGGCAGAGGCTTGTACGGAAAAGCGTACAGGTGCGGGTGGTTGACCCGTTGAGCAGAACGACCAATTACAATTTGCTTGAATCTGGGCGCATTAGTGGGAGCGCCAAAAGGAACACTCGTTAAATGGTGGCATAAAATCCTCTCCCCCCTATTTATATAGGGAAAGAGGTGGGCAGCGTTTGAGCCAGCGCAGAAATGGTTGAGTGGAAATACAGACTAGCGATAAAGATAGATAACATGGTAGGGCCACCAAACCCCACTAAATGTCATCTATGGGGGAATCAAAATGGATAGAATGGATCAAATCCTCGACCGACTTAGCCAACGTATAAATGAGTGGGAGGGGGCGAGTAGGGAAGCAATTGAAGCGGAAACATCTTTCAAAAGTTATGAAGCGTCTATCCAGAAGGCGCACATGGATTCTGGGGCAAGCGCTGCTAAAGCCCAGACAGAAACCAGAGCTAGCGGAGAGTGGGCAGATCACTACCGCGCAGTCCAGCAAGCCAGCCTGAAAGCAGAAACCCTGAAGAAGAAGATTATGCTTGGGCAGCTGGCGTTTGATGCAGAACGCACTAAGCAAGCTAATCAGCGGAGGGTGGTCTAATGTTGACGGTCATTAGTTTAGGTGCCGGGGTTCAATCGTCAGTCATGGCATTGATGGCGGCAAAAGGGGAGATCTCCCCAATGCCTGATTACGCAATCTTTGCGGATACTCAGGCAGAACCCGATCACATTTACGAATGGCTCGATTGGCTTGAGTCGCAGCTTCCATTCCCGGTTCTGCGGGTAACGGCTGGGAATCTTTACGAAGATATTTTGAATCCAGATGTGCGA